TAAAAAGATGAATCCAAATGCTGATAAAGAGCCAAAAGATGTAAAACATATATCTGAAAAATATAAAGAGCATGGCGTTATTTCAGATGTTTATAGCGGAAAAAATGCTATTGAATTAAGCCGTATTGTTGTTCCAAAAGAAAAAAGAGGCGAAGGGATTGGTTCTCAATTTATGTCTGATTTAACTGCTCATGCAGATAAACATGGAAAGCGCATAGATTTAAGCCCATCTAAAGATTTTGGCGCATCTTCTGTAGATAGATTAAAGGCTTTTTACAAAAAACATGGATTTGTTGAAAACAAAGGCAAACATAAAGACTTTTCAATTAGTCATTCAATGTATCGCCACCCAGTTAAGTCAGACAAGGAATAAGCATGGCATACGATAGCGTTGCAGACTCACAATCCGATGGAAGAATCCAAGAAGCTAAAGATTTTTTAAGACTTTGTAACGATTCAGACAGCAATAATCGTGCTGAAGCCTTAGATGATGTGAGATTTGCAGCAGGCGATCAATGGCCTGTAGATGTGCAAAATAGCCGTGTTTTAGAAGCTAGACCTTGTTTAACCATCAATAAAGTTGATGCTTACATACGTCAAATTTGTAATCAGCAACGTCAACAGCGCCCACGCATTAAAGTGCATGGCATGAACAATGAGGCTGATGAGAAGGTTGCAGAGATCATTACAGGCATTACAAGACATATTGAGAACCAATCAGATGCTGACCAGGCATACGATCACGCATTTGAATACGCAGTCAAAATGGGCTGGGGTTACTGGCGCATTACTACAGACTATGTAAGGGATGACAGCTTTGATCAAGAAATCTATATTAAACGTATTGAAAACCCTTTTACCGTTTATTTTGATCCTAATAGCGTTGAACCAGATGGATCAGATGCCGAGAGAGTGCTCATTACAACGGTTATTTCTAAAGACGTATTTAGGAAAATGTACCCCGATGCAGAGTACGACCAAGGCTTTTCCAGCAGAGGAACAGGCGATACGGAAAGCGAATGGGTCACTAAGGAAGATATACGCATAGCTGAGTATTTCTATACAGAACGCTACAAAGATATGCTTTTAGAGCTATCTGATGGCACTACAGGCTATTCCACAGAAATTCCTAAGAAAGACGTATTAGAAGCTGCTGGTATTACTGTTATTTCTAAACGTGATGTATGGCGCAAAAAGATTAAGTATTGCAAGCTAACTGCTATGCAGATTCTTGAAGAAGGCGAATGGGCTGGTAAATTCATCCCTATCGTGCCTACTTATGGTCAAGAAGTACGAGTTGACGATAAGCACAAGAAATTTGGCCTTGTACGCATGGCAAAAGATCCACAGCGTATGTATAACTACTGGTCTACAGCATTGACTGAAACTGTAGCATTAGCTCCTAAAGCTAAGTGGTTGCTTGCAGAAGGCCAAGATGAAGGGCATGAGAACGAATGGGCAATGGCTAATATTAAAGCTATGCCTGTATTGCGTTACAAGCAAACAGACTCAGAAGGTAGACCAGCACCAGCACCTACAAGATTGCAGCCAGAGCCACCTCCAGCAGGCGTAATGTCAGCATTACAAGGCATGAATCAGGATTTACAAGCAGTTGTAGGTATATTTGATCCTAGCCAACTGCCACAAGGCATGATGTCAGGCAAAGCCTTACAAGGTCAGCAGCAACAAACTGATATGACTAACTTCCATTACTACGACAATTTGACTCGTAGTATTCGTCATACAGGGCGCATTATTCTTGATTTAATCCCTAAAATTTATGACCGTGAGCGTGTCATGAGAATTATTGGCGATGATGGCAAACCTGAGATGATTACCATCAATCAGCAAGGTCAAGACGAAGAAGGCGTATCTAAAGTCCTTAATGACGTTACTGTAGGCGAATATGACGTTGTTATGGATACAGGCCCTGGTTACAACTCTAAGCGTCAAGAAGCAGCAGATTCTATGGCTACTATCTTGGCTGCCGATCCTGCATTGATGCAACAGATTGGTGACTTATGGTTTAGAAACCAAGACTTCCCTGGCGCTGATGTTATTGCTGATCGCCTTGCTGCACTTAATCCTATGGCGCAAATTGACGAAAAATCACCTGTGCCACCACAAGTTCAAATGCAACTTGCACAAAGTCAGAAAATCATCAAGGATTTACAGCAACAGCTACAAGCCGAACAAATGGATAAGAAATATCGTGCAACTGTTCAGCAACAAGTACAAGAAGCTGAAACTGAGCGTAAACGCATGGAATTGCAAGTACGCAGAGAAGATAGCCAGTTACGCACAGACACTATTGCTCACGATACTGTCCTTAAAACTGAAACTCAGAAAGAAATTGAAGCTATGAAAGCTCAATTAGCTTTAGTTTTAGCGCATTTAAACAAAACAGAGTTCAAAGCCGCTAATACAGAGGTTGTAGAACGAGCAATTTAGTGTTGTAAAAATGCAACAGTAATGATATAAACGAATTTGTATGACCTACCAATGGGTTCATTGGGTTAATTCTTGAGGAATACTCATGTCAGAAGAAGTTGTAAGAACAGCATCAAACGTAGTCACATCCGATAATTTAGCTGATTTTCATGCTGAAAAACTTGGTTTAGCCAGCGAAGAAGCCCCTGTTGCGGCTGAAGCAGTCGAGGAAACTCCTGAGTCAGAGCCATCAGTCGAGGCCCAAGCCGAGAATTTACCAGAAGCAGAAGAAGAAGCGAAAGCAACAGAAGATCGCAAATCTAATCCCAAGATTGAAAAGCGTTTTCGAGAGCTTACTAATCGTGCCAAACAAGCTGAAGCAGATAAGCAAGCATTAGAAAGTCGTTTACAAGAGCTTGAAGCCAAAAATGCACCCCAACAGCAATATCAAGAGTTTGACGTATTGGGTGAAAAACCTCAAGCTAGTCAGTTTCAAGATGCTTTTGAATATGCAGAAGCATTAGCTGAATGGAGCGCAGAAAAGGCTTTAGTAGAGCGAGATAAGCAAGAAGCAGAACGCAGGGCAAACGAAGAACGTGCAAAACTTAATCAAGCATGGACTGAGCGTGTCAATAAAGCTAAAGCTGAAATGCCTGATTTTGAAGAAATGGTAGCTTCTAGCACCGTAGTAGTTAACGATGCTGTAAGGGATGCTATTTTAGAGTCTGATGTAGGCCCTCAAATCCTATATCACTTAGCTTCAGATGATGAAATCGCACAAAAGATCGCAGCAATGCCCCCGATCAAAGCTCTTAGAGAAATTGGTAAATTAGAAGCGAGGTTCGAGGCGAAGGATGCGCCAAAAGTAGAACCTAAGCAGGAAGTTGTTGCTAGAAGTAAAGCACCAGCGCCTATTAAGCCTCTTGTAGCAGGCAAAGGTACGGCAGATGTTCTCATTGATGGCAATGGAGCATTTCACGGTACTTATGCACAATGGAAAGCTGCAAGACAAGCGAAACGTATACGCTGATAACCCATTTAAATAAATAAAGGAAATAAATCATGGCAAATAATTTGCTAACCATTTCCAAGATCACTAACGAAGCGTTGATGGTCTTAGAAAACGAATTAACATTCACATCTGAAGTAGACCGCAACTATGACGATCAGTTCGCTGTGGTTGGAGGAAAAATTGGAAATACCGTAAACGTAAGAAAACCAGGCCGCTTTATTGGTACAACAGGCCCAGCTTTGAACGTAGAAGATTTCAATGAAACTTCAGTTCCTGTAACACTAAGCACTCAGTTCCACGTGGATACTCAATTTACCACCCAAGACCTGGCCTTATCTCTCGATATGTTCTCTGATCGTGTCCTGAAGCCTGCTGTTGCGGCTATTGCGAACAAAATTGATCGTGATGGTACATTGCAAGCTGCTAACAACACAGCCAATATCGTTGGTGTTGCTGGTACTCCTCCAACAGGTTTGATTACTTACCTGACTGCTGCTGCTTACCTTGATTCTGAAGGCGCACCACGTGACGGTCGTAGAAGCTGTATCGTTGAGCCATTCACATCTGCAACTATCGTTGACAGCTTGAAAGGTTTGTTCGTTCCACAAGAAGCAATTGGCGAACAATATCGTAAAGGCTTGATGGGTCGTGACTCTGCTGGTATGAACTGGAAGATGGATCAGAACATCGTAGCTCACCAATTTGGTAGCTTTGCTGGTTCTGCTGCAATTACAGGTTCTGCTGGTTTCTTGACAAGCGGTTGGGCTTCTTCAAGCACAATTACTTTGACATTGACTTCTGGCGTTTCATTGAACCAAGGCGATACATTCACAATCGCTGGCGTTTATGCAGTTAACCCACAAAATCGTCAAGCTTATGGTTCTAACAAGCTGCGTAACTTTGTTGTAAACACAGCAGTTAGCGGTTCAGGCGGCACAATCCAAGTTAACGTATCTCCAGCTATTATTACTGCTGGTCAGTTCCAAAACGTAAGTATTCCTACTGCGTTGTCTGGTGCTGCTGTTAACTTCTTTAACCAGTCTGGTACTGTTTCCCCACAAAACATCATCATGCACCGCAATGCGTTTACTCTTGCAGTAGCCGACCTTGAGTTGCCAGAGGGTGTTCACTTTGCTGGTCGTGCAAGCGACAAGGAAATCGGTCTGTCAATGCGTGTAGTGCGTCAATATACCATTAACGAATGTGCGAATGATCAGTCATTTGCATTGGTGGCCTAATAAGGTAACTTATTATGGAAAAATTTTCTCTGATTGACTTGGAAATCTCGAAGGAGATGACAGGGCGCAAGCAGGCGCAAGCCGTGCAGCGTGAACGACTAAGTGAGAAAACTTCCTGCAAAGGAAGATGCGATAGTCTGAACAGCGATATAACTAAAGAAGTCGCTGAGTTTGGGTCGAAGAACTCAGACCGCCAGAAATGGTCAGTAAGCCAAAAGCTGAAAGTAACAGATTGCAATAATGACAGTATTCCTACTCGTTTAGACGTTTTGTACGGTTGGGCTAACTTGTATCCTGAACTCGCTTGCCGTGTTGCAGCTTAATTTAACGGATAACGAAAGGAAACTATATGTCTAATCCAGGACCAGCAGTCACAACCTCGATTCACCCACAAATTTTAGGTTCTAACCAAGCTTTGCGTTTGATCGCAACAGCACAGGCCGTGAACTTGAACTCTTTGGGCGATACTCCTGTAAACGTAATCGATGTAACTAACTATGTACCTGTATCTGTTATTACTGCTAACGCCAACAATGCTGGCGCTAACGTAGCAACAGGTAGCACCTATCTTGGTGTTTACACAGGTTTAGCTGCAACAGGAACAGCTATTTACACTAAAGCCGCTCTAGCAACCAACACAACTACTGCTAACGCATCTGTTGTAGCCGCTAGTTTGACTACAAGTGTATCAAGCGCACAAACCTTGTATGTAAACGTATCTTCTGCTGCCGTTGCAGGCACAATTGATGTTTATGTATATGGTTACGACTTGTCAGCACAGTAATCTGTTGTAAAATAAAAGCCCACCCCCTAAAAAGGGTGGGTTTTTATCATCTTAGGGGATCTTATGAAAAAAATAATGCTTGCTATGCCTTGCTATTCAGCAAAGGTTCATTTCGCTACTATGAGAGCTATTTTGCTTGATTCAATCAATATTATTGGTCGTGGCGATAAATTTTGCATTGCAGAAGATATAGGAAATAGTGATATTGCAGGCTCAAGAGGCGCATTATTTGGCGCTTTTGTGCGTTCTGATTGCGATACGCTTGTATTTGTGGATGATGATGTATTTTGGCAGCCAGGCGATTTGCTTAAATTAATTGATTATCCTGTAGATGTTGTGGGTGGTATTTACCCTAAAAAATCAGATCCTCTTGAATGGCCTTTTAAAATCGGCATCAAAGATGAATATAGAAATGATCCCGAAACGGGATTAATGGAAGTTATGGGCTTACCTGGTGGATTTATGAAAATAAGCCGTAATTGTGCTGAAAAGATGATTGAAGCTTATCCTCGTCAAACTTTAAGAAGCGTATCAGAGCATACTCAATTTTGGCCTGTTTTTGACCCATACGAAATGCCTGATGGCAATCGTTTAAGCGAGGATTTTAGTTTTTGCCAAAGATGGATCGATATTGGCGGTAAAGTATGGGCAAATCTTGAATTTGAACTAGGTCATATTGGTTATAAAATTTTCAAAGGAAGCTGTGGAAAACACTTGAGAGAACAAGAAAACAATGTAAAATAGTTGCAGATTTACAACAAACCCCTTTGCAAAGGAAAAAATATGTCTAGCACTACTGTTACTCGTGGTAATTCCCACGAAACTTTTTACATTGCCCCATCAATTACCCCTGCTGCTGTAGCTCCAAATACATCTGCTGCACAGACTTTTAGCGTTGGCGGCCTCCAAACTACCGATTTTGTATTGGTTCAAGGCTATAACGGCTCACAAACTGCTGGTATCGTAATTGCTGAAGCTGATTGCTTAACTGCTGGCGTATTGTCAATTCAGTTTGCTAACGTAGCAACTGCTACTGCTACTCCTGCTTCTGGCGCATACGCAATCCAAATTACTCGTTTAGAAGGCCCAGCACCTACTACTGCTGTTTAAGGACAAATCATGGCTAACGTATCAGCTTATCGCTTTGTTGGCCCTACAACGGCCATTGCAGTAACCACAGCTAGTTCGACTTCTGTAACGATTACCCCTGCTGGTAACGACCAGCCGAATTTTTGTGGCTTTTTAAACGTAGGTACTACACCTATCGCTATTACTATTGCTCCAGCCATTGCAGGAACTACGACAACTGCACCAGCAGCCGTGTTGCCTACTGCAGGAAATAGCTCACAAAGCTTTGTTTTAGGCGTATCAATGTCACAGCCTACTGTGCTTGCTGTACCGCCTAGCTTTGCAATTACAGCCGTTGGAACAGCTAATACGCTTTATGTAATGCCAATGGTCGATCAGAACTAAGGAAAAATCATGGCAAATCCAGGTGTAGCAAGTAGTTCAGTAACTAATTTATTGCCAGTTCAAGCTGAATATGATGCTAATGGCAATTGTTTAGGCTTATATGGTCAAGGCGGCAATCCGATTGCTTGTCCAATTAATGCCACTTCTTTCTCTATTGGCGGTGATTTAGTTGCATCTAATGTATTGCCAACAGTTACAGGATTTGGCACAAGCCCAACAGTTACGGCACAAAATAACCATGCTTTTGCGGTAAAAGTGGGTACTGGTGGTGCAAGTTCTGGCACTATTAACTTTCCTGCCGCAACTAACGGATGGATTGTTTATGCTGCCGATGTAACAAGCGGATCATCTTTATTCTTGCAACAAACAGGAAGCACTACAACTTCTGCAACATTGACCAGTTATGGCATTACAACTGGTACAGCTTCACCAATGTCCGCTGGAGATGTTATTTTAATTACCGCATTTGCCTATTAAGGGTAAATTATGGCTACTGGGCCAGCATTAACGCAGGATCAAAACTTACTGCCTGTACAGGCTTATTTTGACTTACAAGGGAACTTTCAAACCTTTATAGGCCAGAATAAGCCTTTTTATGCTTCTATTAATCCTGTTCAATCAGGGTTAACCATTACTAATAGTACGGTTGATAGCACAATTATTGGCGGCACAAGCCCAGCAGCAGCCACATTTACAAGCCTTACAACGACTACAGGAACAATCAGTACAGCTCCTGTAAACGGACTAGACATTACCAATAAGTCGTATGTTGATAACTTTGTTCAAGGTTTAAACGCCAAAGCTGCTGTAATAGCTGCTACAACCGCTAATATCACGCTTTCAGGGCTTCAAACCATTGATGGGTACACTACCCTAGCTGGTGATCGTGTTCTCGTTAAAAACCAGTCTTTAAGCCAAAATAACGGTATTTACATAGCATCAGCAACCGCATGGACTAGATCGCCTGACATGGACACATGGGCAGAAGTTCCATCTGCTTATATGTTTGTTGAAGAAGGCACAACTCAACAAGATACATCTTGGGTTTGTACTAGCGATCCAGGCGGCACTTTAGGCGTTACCCCAATCACTTTTGTTCAATTTGGTTCTGCTGGATCATATACTGCTGGCACAGGGTTAACCCTTACTTCTAATCAATTTAGCATTACCAATACAGGCGTTTCTGCATCTACTTATGGTTCTGCAAGCGCAGTTCCTGTAATCGCTGTAAATGCACAAGGCCAAATAACAAGCGCTACTAATACATCTATTGCTATTGCCAATACCCAAGTAAGCGGTCTTGGTACAATGTCTACACAAAACGCTAATAGCGTAGCAATAACAGGGGGATCAATTAATGGTACGACTATTGGAGCTTCTGCTGCTTCTACTATTTCTGGCACTACTATTACTGCCACAACACAATTTAGTGGTGCTGGTACTGGCTTAACAGGCACGGCAAGTGGTTTATCTATTGGTGGAAATGCTGCAACTGCAACATCAGCTACAAGCGCAGGATCTGTAACCAATAGTCTTACATTTAATAATGGTGGCGCTGGCGCAGCATCTGGGTCAACTTTTAATGGTGCGTCTGCGTTAACTGTTTCATACAACACTTTAGGCGCTCCTAGCACAACAGGAACAGGCGCAAGTGGCACATGGGGTATTGGCATTACAGGAAATGCTGGAACAGTTACCAATGGCGTATATACAACTGGTAGCTATTCAAATCCTAGCTGGATTACTTCAATTTCAGGATCTATCGTAAGTGGCGCAGTAGCTAGTGCTACAACAGCTACTAATCTGTCAGGCGGTACTGCTGGCGCTATTGCCTATCAATCAGGATCAAGCGCTACAACATTTCTCAGTTTAGGTACTACAAACTATGTTTTAATTGCTGGCGCATCTGCACCGCAATATGTAGCCCAAAATACATTATCTGTAGGTTCAGCAACCACAGCAACAACAGCTACTAATTTGGCTGGTGGTGGTGCTGGATATGTGCCTTATCAATCTGCAAGTGGCACAACTGCTTTTGTATCAAGCGGCACAACAGGGCAAGTTCTCACCAGTAATGGGACTAGCGCACCAACTTGGACAACTCCTGCTGGAAGTGTATCTCTAAGTGACGATACTACTACTAATGCAACTCGTTATCCTTTATTCGCTAATGCCACTTCTGGTTCAGTTACGACTGAATATACAAGCTCGACTAAATATCAATACAATCCAAGCACGGGAACGCTTACAGCATCTGTATTTAGCGGTGCTGGCACAGGGCTTACAGGCACGGCTTCTAGCTTGTCAATTGGTGGCAACGCTGCAACAGCGACTTCAGCCACTTCTGCGACTACAGCTACAACAGCAACAAATCTGGCTGGCGGTGCTAACGGTTCTGTTCCTTATCAAACTGGATCAGGAGCAACCACTTTCCTTGCTGCTGGTTCTAACGGTTATGTTTTAACCCTAGCTAGTGGTGTACCGACTTGGGCTGCTGCCGCTGGCGGTTTGACCATTTCTGACGATACAACTACAAATGGAACTCGTTATTTAACATTTACTAGCGCAACTACTGGTTCAATTTCTACAGAATATGTAAGCTCTACCAAGCTTCAATACAATCCATCTACGGGTGCTTTAACAACAACTGGAATATTTAATTCAACAAATAATATTATTGATTTAAGTGCAAATACTGGAGCTGTAACTGTACCAAATGGAACAACTGCACAAAGGCCTGCAAGTCCTGTAACTGGAATGACTCGCTATAACACCACTACAAGTTCTTATGAGGTTTATGTAGGAAGTGGCTCTGGTTGGGTTTCTTTAGCATCAAACACTTATTCTGTTAATTATCTTATTGTAGCTGGCGGAGGAGGAGGCTCTACTGGAGGCGGTGGTGCTGGTGGGTTATTAACATCCACAACAACTTTGACTTCTGGTACTTCTTATACAGTAACTATAGGAGCAGGTGGGGCTGGAGCTACAACAGATGGTCAAGGAACTAGCGGTTCAAATTCTTCTTTTACTGGATTAACTACAGTAATTGGTGGTGGTGGTGGTGGTGGATATTCAGCAACTGCTTCTTTAAAAAATGGTTTGTCAGGAGGTTCTGGGGGCGGTGCAGGCGCAAGAACTAATGCAGGTGCAGGAACTGGCGGTAGCGGAACTTCTGGACAAGGATATGCTGGCGGTAATGGCTACGACAATAATGTTGGTGGTTCTCCTGCTGGTGGAGGAGGAGGTTCTAGCGCTGTAGGAACTAATGGTTCTGCTGTTTCAGTAGGTGGCAATGGTGGCGCTGGTACAGCTTCATCCATAAGTGGAAGTAGTGTTACTTATGCTGGTGGCGGTGGCGGTGCTGCATCAACAACACAAGGAACTGGTGGCGCTGGTGGCGGAGGCTCAGGAAAATCGTCAGGAACATCAAACTCTGGATCAACCAATACTGGTGGTGGTGGTGGTGGTAATTTCAATACACCGACTGATTCTGGCGGTTCTGGCGGTTCAGGAATAGTTATTATTTCTTACCTTGGCAGTCAAAAAGGTACAGGAGGAACGGTTACATCTTCAGGCGGTTACACTATTCACACATTTACATCTAGCGGTACTTATACAGCTTAAAACGGAGAAAACATGGGACATTTTGCAAAAGTAGTAGACAATAAAGTTACACAAGTAATTGTGGCTGAAGCCGATTTTTTTAAGACTTTCGTTGATTCATCGCCAGGCGCATGGATTCAAACTTCATACAATACGCATGGTGGTCAGCATACCAATGGTGGCACACCTTTGCGTGGTAACTACGCTGGTATTGGCTACACATACGATCAAGCTAATGATGTATTTTATGCGCCACAACCATTCCCAAGCTGGACTATTTCTGCTCCAACATGGACATGGGAAGCACCAACACCTATGCCTACAGATGGTAAGCAATACAAGTGGGATGAGCCTACAAAAGAATGGGTAGCCCTTTAATTTAAGGAAAAATCATGTCACAATTAGTATTTCAAGCAAACGCAGGCGGTACGATTACCCTAACAGGTACAAATACCCCAAGCACAATCAATTTAACTGTTCCTGCAACCAATGGAACACTTTTAGTTCAAGATACTTCTAATAATTTAACCGTTACTAATTTAACTGTAACTGGCACTTCTATTCTTGGCGGTACTGCTCAAACCAAAATACCTGTAGGAAATACATCACAAAGATCATCAAGCCCTACTGTTGGTATGTTTCGCTATAACACAGATGGTGGTGGTTTTTATGAAGGCTATCAAGCTGGCAATTGGGTTAAATTTACTACTGCTAGTGAAAGTTCTTATGGAATTACTTATTTAGTAGTAGCTGGTGGTGGTGGATCTTCAGGATCAGGCGGTGGCGGCGGTGGTGGAGGATTTGTTACTGGTAATTTAACTCTCATTCCATCTACTGTTTACACAATTACAGTTGGAGCTGGTGGTGGTGCTTCTGCTGGTTCAGATTCTCTTATTGTTGGATATATTGATGCTATTGGTGGCGGTAGATCAGGTTATGGTAGCAGTTCGTCAACTGTAGTTGGTGGAAACGGCGGTTCAGGTGGCGGCGGAAATCCTGGTACTGGAAACCCATGTCCAGGTGGTTCAGGAACTTCAGGTCAAGGAAATAATGGCGGTAGCGGCAATGGATCTGTAGTTGGTGGTGCTGGCGGAGGCGGCGGAGGCGGTGCTGGTGCTGTTGGCGGAGATCAACCAGGCGGAGCAGGAACTACTGGTGGAAATGGTGGTGCTGGTCTTTCTTCAGCAATTACTGGTTCAACTATTTATTATGCTGGCGGTGGCGGCGGTGGTGGCAATACGCCTGGAGGTGGCGGAAACGGCGGAGGCGGCGCAGGAAATGGTACTTCTGGATCTGCTAATACTGGTGGTGGTGCTGGTGCTGGTGCTAATGGTGGTTCAGGTGTAGTTATTTTGTCTATTCCTACTGCAAGTTATAGTGGAACAACATCAGGAAGTCCTACAGTTACTACTAATGGAAGCTATACAGTTCTCAAATACACATCATCAGGAACATATACAGGATGACCACTTATCAATGGAAAATTAGTGAAATTAGCGCTGAAGAAGGGATTATTCTTCATGCTAAATATCATGTCACAGCCACAGATGAAGATGTCAGCGTAGAAACTGAAGGTAATTGGTGGTTTTCAGACAAGATCGTAAAAAAGCCATTTGACCAAGTTCAAGAGCAAGATATCGCTCAATGGATTGAAAAAGAGTCTATTCAAGATGGCGTAAGCACGATAAAATCAGGGTTAGATAAGCAAATTGCAAGCCTAAAAAACAGCAATAAATCTTATTTGCCTTGGAATCCACCTGTCTTTAAACCAACTATTTGAGTAAAAAATGGCAAAACCCATAGACATAATCAGTAGAGCTTTAAAAGACATAGGTGCTTTAGAAGCAGGGGAAACCCCAACTCCAGAAGCTGCTCAAGATGCTTTTGATATGCTTAATGACTTGTTAGATCAATGGTCTAACGAGGACATGATGGTATTTTATAAGTCTGAGATTGTATTTCCGATTGTTGCAGGACAAACACAATATACGATTGGGCCTGGCGGTAACATCAATGCAAGCATTACAGGATCAATTTCAGGCAATATTCTAACTGTAACTGGTATTAACTCAGGAGCTATAGTATTAGGGCAAACCCTAAGTGGTGCAGGCATAACACCTGGCACTACGATTACTGGCTTTTTAACAGGATCAGGAAACAATGTTAATGAAGCTGGAACTTATAAAGTCAATTTCCCACAGACTGTTGCCTCTACTACTATTACTTTATATTATCAGCGCCCATTATCAATCTATTCTTCATTTGTTCGCATTAACACCAATTCCAATGGCGTTCCTATCGTAAATGGTGGTTTGGACTATCCAGTATCCATTCTGAACGTAGAAGATTACGAAATGATTGGTTTAAAGACGTTAAATGGGCCTTGGCCTAAAGTGTTGTATTACCAACCATCCGAAGTATTAGGCAATATTTATGTATGGCCTAATCCAGCACAAGGTGAAATGCACATGTTTGCAGACACCGTATTTACTACATTTTTAACCTTAACTGACGATATTCCGTTACCACAAGGTTATAACATGGCAATGCGCTGGTGTTTGGCTGAACGCCTAATGCCTATGTATGGCAAAGCTTCACAGACTCAAATTTCAATGATTGCTGCTTATGCTGCACAAGCAAAAGCAACAATTAAACGCACTAATATGCGCCCTGTTCAATCTGCTCGTTTTGCTGATGCTATGTTGTCGAGTCGCCAGCGTGATGCGGGCTGGATTTTGTCGGGAGGGTTCTTCCGTTAAGCGTTGATACTTAGTGGTGTATAATTAACCTATGACATTTTATATATATCAACATCGAAAAGCTGATACCAACGAAATATTTTATGTTGGTAAAGGCAAAGGCACACGCTTAAATCATACAAAAGGTCGCAATGACTATTGGCATCGTGTTGTCAAAAAGCATGGTTTTGTTGCTGAATATATTGCGCAAAATTTAGATGAAGAATTAGCTTTTCTTGCTGAAATGGAATGTATTGATGCTTATCGTAGGCGTGGTATTCAATTAGTTAATGCTACAGATGGTGGCGAAGGCGCATCTGGTTATAAACATACAGAACAACACAAAGCCAATCTCAAAGGCAATAAAAATGGTGCAAGTTCTTGGGGAATGACTTTTAAAGGCAAAAAGCATACCGAAGAATCTCGCAAACAAATGTCTTATGCTCGTATTGGCAATAAAAATAAATCTGGCACTACATTATCAGAAGAATCAAAAGCTAAAATAAGCGCAGCAATGAAAGGCAAAATTGTTTTAAAAAGAAGATGTCTTTCTGCAGAACAAGTATTAGAAATTCGTCAGCGTGTTGGATATAGAAATATTGCTATGCTTGCAAAAGAATATGGTGTTGGTGAATCTACTGTTCGCAGAATTCGTGATGGCGAAGCTTATAAGGATGTAATCTAATGGATTTTGGCTTTGTTGGAGCGTCTTATGTAGCGCCATCTATCTATCAAGATAGTTCCGAGTGTATCAATTGGAGGCCTGAAGTTGATCCTACTAAGGGTCAAGGCGAACGTGGTGTTGTAGCGCTTTACCCTACGCCAGGTTTAACTTTGCAAGCGGTATTGCCTGCACAAGCATCTGTCAGAGGTTTAAGAACAATATCTGGTGGTAGCCAATTAATTGCAGTATGTGGGCCTTATGTTTATTCATTAAACTCTGCCCTAAAACCCTCTGTAATTGGTCAATTACAAACCAGCACAGGCCCAGTTAGCCTTACAGATAATGGTGTATATGTATACATTGTAGATGGTGCAAATCGTTATTCTTACAAAATTGGTACGCCTGCAACTGCAAACTTTCAAGGCTCAATTAGCGGTACAACCCTTAATATTACTCAGTTAAGCCAAGGCACAATAGCCGTAGGTCAGCAAGTATTTGGCGTAGGAGTAACACCAGAAACTGTTATTACAGGTGGTAGTGGCTTTAGTTGGACTGTAAACCTATCTCAAACTGTTTCAAGCACAGCAATGAATACAAGTGCTGCTGGGGCTATTTTTACAGGCTCTATTGCCTACACAGGATCTGGAAGCACATTAGTAACTACTTTAACTGTCAGCGCAGTAAGCTCTGGCACGTTATATGTAGGACAGACTATTCAAGGCGTAGGTGTTACTGCTAATAGCATTATTACTGCATTAGGCACAGGCACAGGCGGCACAGGTACTTATACGTTAAACCCTGTAGCTCAGACTGTTAGCTCAGAAACAATGTATGCGCTTAATTTTGCTACTTTGCCTACAACGGATGGCGCTTTTACAGGCGCAAATATTGTAGACATTGTTGATAACTATTTTATCTATAACGATCCTAATACCCAACAATGGGCAGCATCAGGTGTTTTATCCCCTATTACCCAGCCGTTGAGCTTTGCGGCTAAATTTACTGCCCCAGACAATCTCGTATCGTTAATCGCAGATCACGGTCAAGTTTATTTATTAGGTGAAAAGTCTAGTGAAGTATGGGCAGATCAAGGCACATTCCCTTTTGCTTTCCAGCGTATTCCTGGCTCATCAAGTCAGCATGGTATTGCAGCAGCACAATCAGTAGCTAGAGTAGCTAATTCATTTGCCTATGTATCTCGTAATATTCGAGGTCAAGGTCAAATTATGATTATGAATGGCTATATGCCTACTCGTATTTCTACCCATGCCGTAGAAAATACCCTAGTTAATCAAAAGATTGACGATGCTATTGCCTATACCTATCAGCTTGAAGGTCACGAAGTATTTGTAGTTACTTTCCCTACAATCGATATAACTTGGGCTTATGATGCAACTACTCAGTTATGGCATAAATGGCTATATGTTGATTCTAATAACGTCTACCATCGCCATCGCTCTAACTGCGCTGCTGTATTTAATAATGTCGTAATCGTAGGAGATTATCAGAACGGTAATCTATATGAGTTAGATCCTGAAAACTATACCGATAATGGTGATGAAATACGCAGATTGCGTAGAGCGCCCCATATTCTGACTGATTTACAACGTCAGTATTTTGACGAATTACAGATTCAATTTCAACCAGGCGTAGGAATAAGCGGCTTTTCAGTAGATCCTTATAACTATATTGGCACACCTTATACCATTGGTGCTGATGCTACTTTGACTATTGCCTATCCAATGATTGATGTTTTAGGCACATCAAACAATGCAAACCCAACATTAACCAATCCAAAAGCAATGCTTAGATGGTCAAATGATGGTGGTTCTACCTGGTCAAAAGAATATTGGCAAAACCTTGGTCAACAAGGCAAGTATAAAAATCGTGCTATTTGGCGCAGATTAGGCACAGCTAGAGATCGTATCTACGAAGTTGTGGTTACAGATCCAGTTAAATGCGTAATCGTGTCTGCTAACTTAAAAGGTAGCGAGGGTGAAAACTAATGGCTAACGTAATCTTTGGTGCTGGCGAAGGCAATCCGTATCCACAGACTGAGTTCTTAGATGAGGCTACTAAACGCCCAAGTCGCTCATGGCAGCAATATTTGCTTAATTTATTAAATTACACATCATCCACATCCGCAACAGCAGGGTCTGGAACGCTTCCAGCTAATCCTGTTGGCTTTATTAACGTAACAGTTAATGGTCAACCCTTTAAAGTGCCTTATTACAATGTCTAGTATTACTGAACTTGCTAAAAAAACGCTCGGCACATTTGAGGTCGATTTAGGCACAGTCCATCATTTTTCTGATGGTTTATACGCTAAAGAAATGCGTATACCTAAAGGCTATACAGCTATGTCACACCAGCACCATTACAGCCATTTAAGCCTATTGGCTAAAGGTTCTGTGCTTGTGACTACAGATAATGATTCTAATAAATATGTTTCCCCTGCTTGTATTGAGATTAAAGCTGGCGTAAATCATGCAATTTTAGCGTTAGAGGACTGCGTTTGGTACTGTATTCATGCTACAAATGAAACAAATGCAGATAAAATAGATAAAATATTGATTAAAGAGGTATAAAATGCCAATCGGTTCAGTTTTCGGTGCAATTGCAGCGCCCATTGTAGGTAACATAGTTGGCCAAGCCATAGGCGGCACGACTGCTGCACAAGGCCAACAGCAAGGCGCAGGGCAACAAGTTGCTGGATTGCAAAATGCTGCAACTGCGTTAAATACTGGATTTACTAATGCTGGGCCATACTTAACCAATGCTTACAATACTGCTAGCGGCTCATATTCACCTTATACAGCTACAGGCTCTGCTGCTTCTACTGCTTTAGGCGATTTAATAAGCAATGGTTATGCAACACATCAATTTACTACTCAAGATTTGCTTAATGGGCTTGCTCCTAATTATGATTTTTTAAAAAATCAATTAACAGGAACAACCAACGCAGCATCAAATAGTTTGGGCGGAATGTTAAACGGAAATGCTTTACAAGGTTTGCAGTCAAATGTTAGCAATTATGCTACTAGCGCTTATCAAAACGCATTTAATAATTATCAAACTCAAAGAAATAATATTTTTGGTAATTTACAACCTATAGCAAACATGGGAGTAGGAGCTACCAATAATTTAGCTGGTATTACTACTGGCTATGGTGGCTCAATGGCTAACTTAAATACTTCTTTAGCTGGAGCATTAGCTGGAAATTATGGACAGCAAGGCTATGCACAAGGTTCAGGCACAGCAGGTGCAGCAAATACTATGGGTGGCACTTATGCAAGCATAGGGACTCCTTTAGGTCAACTAGCTGGTAATTACTTTAATCAACCTAATGCTGCGCAGCAACAATTAAGTGCTGGTGGTTATGGTTCAAATGCTTTAAACAATATTCCTGCTTCTGCAATTCAAGGTAGCAGTAATTTTATTGGCCCAGTAGCCTAAAGGAATAAATTATGGCTTTTGACGTTCAAGGGTTTCAAACACCTAATTATCAAGTAAATCCTGTTGCTGGCAATAAATATGCTCCGCAAGATGGCATGACACAGCTTAGTAATTTGCTTGACTATCAAGAAAAACAAGCATTATTACAGCCTAAAATTGAAGCTGGTAAAGCTGAAAGTAAAAAGAAAGTTTTAGAATCTGAAAAAGCAGGTGTTGATTTAAACCAACATTATGCAAATATTGCTCGTGGAACTTATGGTGGGCTATTGACTGATCCTGACTTTATTAATGGAAACAAAGAGGCTATTAAAAAGAAATTAGATCAAACTAAAGAATATTTGCATAGCATTGGTGTACCAGAAATTAATGGTGGTAAAGCTCATAATGACATTATTAGTCTTGTAGACAAAGATCCTAATCAGGCTATACAAATGATTAGAAATGGTGTGCAACAAGCTGGTACAAATGCAGAACAGTTTGCACAAGCTAATCGTGCTCCAACTGCAGTTTCTACTGGTCAAGGTACACAATTTGTTCCTACATCACAATATCAAGGCGCACCTCAAAATCAATTTGTTCAAGGTCAAGTTGCTATTGGCACAGAATTGGTTGCTCAACCTGGAGATAATTCAGGTTTAGAACCTGGCACTAAATATTTACTTGGGCCACAAGGTCAAGTGCAGCCTACACAACAAAACATAGCTCCACAAGGCAATCAAGGAGTTACAACACAACAAATGACACAACCAAAAGCCGCTCCTTTGGTTTCTGGTTTAGGAGCGTCAACAACTGCAAATTTATTGGCAGGTACAGAATTAATTAACAAAACAAGAGCTGCCGCTACTAATGTTCCACAAATACAATTTAACTCTAATCAAATTATTAAATTGGCAAAAACTGCTGATGTTGGTCAAGGCGCAGGCATTGTTGCAACATTAAAAGGTCAAGGTGTATTTGCTCCAAATATGGATTGGACAGGAAGTGCAACTGACTTTAATCAATTAGGTCATTATTTAGCGCAACAGACTGTTACTTTAGCAAACAACCCTGCTTTATCTGGAACAGATGCAGGTAAATCTTTAGCCGCACAAACTGCTGGAACTACAAATTGGACTAAAGATGCTATTCAAAATACATCTCGTACAAATCGCTCATTAGGTGAAGTAACTGCTTTATTTAATAAAGGCTTGGCAAAATCTCAAGAAATTAGCAAAAACAATCCTTTGGCTGCAAATGAATATCAAAATAAATGGAGCAATGTTCTTGACATTAATAGCATAAGATTGATGGATGCGTTAAAAAATAAAAACGAAGATCCAGAAGGATTCAGAGAAGTTGTAAAAGAATTGGGCGGTAAAGATTCAAAAAGATTTATTGATGCAGCAAAAAAATTAGATGAAATTAATAATCTTGTAAGTAAAGGTCAATAATGGCTAATGATTTAATAGGTTCTGCTGATCTTTTTAAAGAAGTTGGTTCTGCTTTACCTCAGGATAATTATTCTTATACAAGTCCTAGTAAATCAGTTGAAATTACTGGTTATACAGAACCTGAAAAGTTTTCTGCTAAAAAAACTTACGGCACTCCAGCAAAATTATTAGACAACACAATCCAAGCTGAAAGTTCTGGTAATCCACACGCTGTTAATCCTGAATCTGGCGCTATGGGTGTTGGTCAATTTATGCCAGAAACAGTTGCTATGTTGCATAAACAAGGAATTGAATTTAATCCATTTAAAGCCGATGAATCAAGAGCGGCTATGGATTATTACATTTCCCAGCTTGCAAAAAAACATAAAGGCGATTACACAAAAGCAATGTCTGAATATGGTGGATTTAAAACTAAAGATCCATCTAAATATTTAGCTAAAGTTTTAGAAGGTGTAGATAATACTGAACATGATTCAGATTTAATTTCTAGCAATAAATTAATGGAAGAAGCAGGTAACGTAAACATACCTGAATCCGAGTTAAAAGAACCAGAAAAATTAACTGCTGGCAGAGTTGCTGGTTTAGTAACTCGTGGTATGGCTCCTGCTGTTACTGGAGCAACTGCTGGTCAAATGGTTGCTGGCCCTGCTGGGGCATTAATTGGTTCAATGGCATTGCCTGTTGGTGATGTTTTAAATACTGGTATTAACGCTGTGACTGGCGGTATCAACAAATACGCTGGCACAAACATTCCACAATTACAAATGCCAAGTCAACTTGTTTCACAATTTATGACAAAAGCAGGTTTGCCTGTTGCAGAAACAACTGGTGAACGCATGATTGAATCTGCTGGTAGCGCATTAGGTGGCACAGGATCACAGTTACCTGCTTTGTCTAACTTGGCTAAAACTGCTGCATCTCCAGCAGCTAGAGCTATTGCGGAACAATTTGCTCAAGCCCCAGTTTCACAAGCAATAGCATCTCCTTTGTCTGCGGCAATAGGTCAAGGCGTTGGAGAAAAAACAAACAATCCATATTTAGGAATGGCTGCTGGCATGGCTACGGCTGCTCCTTTTGGTTTTAGATTGCGTCAAGAAGCATTAAATACCCCTACACAACAATCTTTAATTGACGAAGCAAAATCTTTGTATGCAAATGCAGAAAAATCTGGAGTTAAATTTAGCCCAAAAGAATTTGCAAATCACATGGATCAAGTAGGAAAAGAATTAAGACAATTTGGATATGCAGAAAATTCAAGCACTTATTCTGGAATAAAAGGTGCATTAGACGAATTAAAAGACGTATCTAGACCTAAAGATTATTTAGAATTACAAGCATTACGAGAAATAATAGCTGGAGAACAAGTATCTCAAAATTCTAAAGTAAGAATGTTAGCAAGCAAATTAAAAGATGAATTTGATGATTACATTTTAAATGCGCCAGAAGAACATTTACAAATTGCAGATAAAAAAGGTTTGTTAGATTGGAAGGCTGCAAGACAATCTTATAACAAACTTAAAAAAGCTGAAGTTTTTGACGATATGCTTGAAAAAGCAAAAATTGAAGGTAAAAATTTATATACCAAATCTGGTGAAGAAAATTCACTTGCCAAACAATTACGTCAATTAACTAATAATCCAAAAAGAATGAGAACATTTACACCAGAAGAACAGGAAGAAATCAAAAAAGCTGCTCGTGGTGGAAACATTCAAAATCTTTTAAAAGTGTTTGGAAAATTTGCTCCAGACAATCCAGTAGCAGGTATTCCTGCTTTTGGTGGAATGGTTTTGAACCCTTATGTAGGAATTCCAGCAGCATTAGCTGCAAGTGGATCTAAATATGCTGCAACGCAAATGAGAAAAAATGATGTTGCTGTTTTAGCAGATATGATGCGTTTAGGCCAAAAACCAGAATTAACAACTAGAACTGCCAAAGTGCCAGCTACAGCATTGCGTGGCTTGCTTTCTGGCGCACCAACACCTAAAGGACAATAATGACCGTATTACTATCCCCAATAGGTAACTCAGTTACCCCATTTTTTAATAATAGTGGTGTTCTATTGTCAGGTGGTTATATCTATACCTATCAAGCTGGATCATCTACACCCTTGACTACTTATACAGACAATAGCGGATCTATTCCTAATGCTAATCCTATACAACTAGGAACAAATGGTATTCCCCCATTTGAGATTTGGCTTACTTCTGGCACATCTTATAAATTCGTATTAACTGATTCAACAGGCTCTACTTTACAAACTTATGACAATATCTATGGTATTCCTGCTGGGACTTCTAGTTCTACTAACGTGCCTAGCGGTGGAATTATTATGTGGTCAGGATCAATCGGTTCTATACCAAGTGGCTATGTCATTTGCGATGGCACTAATGGAACTCCTAACCTAGAAGATTCTTTTGTTTTAGGCGCTGGTAATACTTATGGAGTAGGCAATACAGGCGGCTTTGCAAGTTCTGGTGTAATGACTTCAGGAGCTACAAATAAACCACTTTACTATGCGTTAGCGTACATACAAAAGACATAATCATGACTGATCTTGATCCGATTAAAGTAGGGGTAATGTGGCAAAAGGTAGAGGCTATGGAAAAAGAAGTCGCTGAAATGCGCCACGATATTAAAGAGTTGCTTGCTATGGCTAATAAAGGTCGTGGTGGCTTTTGGGTTGGTATGATGGTTGTGTCTGGCATCAGTTCATTGATCGGCTTTATTGCACATTATTTCAGCGCAAAATGATATATGACCGATCCATTCGCACAAGGGGTCAAAACTCTTAGCGAAAGCCTCAATGCCACTCAAAAAGCTACTAAAAGCCTAACGAAAAGCATAGAGGACATTCAGCAAGATGGATTAGATATAGCACAACGCAAAGCGCAAGAAAGGCGTAGAGCGTTAAAAGAAGCAGAAATAAAGAAGCAAACAGCGTTGATTAAAGCGCTGGAAGATTGGAAACATAAGAAACAAATTAGCGAAAAAGAAGCACAGCTAAAAATAGATTTTGTAAAGAAGTATGGCGCTAAAGAATGGGAAGCAGTTTTGAAGATAAAACTAGATATCGAAAATCTTGAGCGCAAAGAAAATGAAGCATATCAGCACGATGCACAAGCAATACAGCGTGTCAAAATATGGTGTTGGATAGCAGCATTGATAGTAACATTATGGTTAAAGTTTGTTTTAGGAGTGATTTAAATGGGTGACATATTTACTCACATATTGACAGGTAAAGACAATCAGACTCACGACATTGCAAAATGGGCGTGGATGCTTGGTTTTATTTTAGTAGGCGCAGCAGCAATATATTTAATTTATTCTGGTAAAGAAATTAGCTTAACCGAGCTTGCTGGCGCTTTAGGTATCGTATCTGGTAGTGGCGCAGCTTCAGTAGCAGGCAAACACATGGCAGGCGCAGAGCCTGATCCGCAATGAATTTTATATTTTCTCTGTTAGGCAATATTGGTGGACAAACTTACATTTATATTGCTCTTGTATTTGGCGGTTTTAGCGCTGGCTTTTATGTTGAGCATTTGCGTTTTGCTGATT